ATGTGTGGACGTTTTGCACAAGCACAAACCCGTGAAGAATATCTGGCCTACCTTGCCGATGAAGGCGATCGCGACATTGCATATGACCCGGAACCTATTAGCCGGTACAACGTGGCGCCCGGCACCAAAGTGCTGCTGCTGAGCGAACGCGATGAGCAGTTACATCTCGATCCGGTGTTCTGGGGCTACGCGCCCGGGTGGTGGGATAAAGCACCCCTGATAAACGCGCGCGTCGAAACCGCGGCCACCAGCAGAATGTTTAAACCTCTGTGGCAGCATGGCCGGGCGATCTGTTTTGCGGATGGATGGTTCGAATGGAAGAAGGAAGGCGACAAGAAACAACCCTACTTCATTCACCGGGCCGACGGGCATCCAATATTCATGGCGGCGATCGGCAACACGCCTTTTGAACGCGGCGATGAAGCTGAGGGCTTTCTGATCGTGACATCTGCTGCTGACAAAGGTCTGGTCGACATTCACGACCGCAGTCCTCTTGTTTTGTCACCAGAAGCCGCCCGGGAGTGGATGCATCAGGATGTTGGCGGGAAGGAAGCCGAGGAGATAATTGCCGACGGAACAGTTCCCGCCGACAAGTTTATCTGGCACGCCGTTACGCGTGCCGTGGGGAATGTTAAGAACCAGGGGCAGGAACTAATCGAGGCAGCACAATAAAAAGTTAAAGAAACCAGGCGCGTTCTAAATGAGCGAGAAGTGAACATTTAGATAGGCATCGCCTTGCTATCCGCCCATATTAAAGCCGGATTTTTGAAAATCTCTGTAGACTTCCGGATTGTTGAAGGCCGGGAATTTAGCTTTATGGGCTGCTGATTCAATCGCTTCGCAATAGGCTTTATTACCATTGCTGGTTGATATTTTTAAAGCCGTGCCATCCTGAGCAAATTCAATATGCAACCTGCATTTTTTTCCCTTCCATTTCTGAGGCTCATCAAGTTTGTCATTTATTGCCGCCCTGATTGCCCGAGCTTGCTTACCCCATTCATCCTGATCATCCCAGCGTCCTGAACTGCAATTACCCGTAGCTGTGGTCTTATGGCAGTCAGAAGGATGCAACGGCGCACATCCCGCGACCAGGCTGAACGCAATGGTTGATATAACGATTTTCTGTACTGTATTAGACAATCCCATATCTTGCCCCTAAATCCCTTTAAACCTCAGCAATATTGGCACATTCTTCCTTCATTCTGCCATCTTTTCAACTACTAATTTTTTTGCAATAGCAATTCTTCGTCCCCTTCTGGAATAAAGCGGACCAAGACATCAAGAAAATTTATCGGACTCTAAGCAAATCTGAATATCTCGTGGTATATCGAGGCGACAGCATTTCTCGCTTCATTTGCCACTGCTGCTGTATTCCCTGCCCGGCAAAGTAGAGTGTTCCCTTTCCGTCCTTTGCATTCAGGTGATCCAGCACTTCCATTAACTTCTCGCTACCAGCTCGAGGCGCACTGTCGTCGAACAGATTGAGCTGGGCCACGCCCTGGCTGAAGAAGTCACCCAGCATGACGCCCGCTTTCTGGTATCGGTGACCGTCCTTCCATATTTTGTCCAGACACTTTACCGCGGCGTTGATGATGTCTCTGCTGTCCTGAGTTGGCGTGAGCAGCCTTACCGATGCGCTGTTTCCGTAATACGGCTCATTAAGGGCAAATGGAGAGGTCTTGACGAAAGCGGATATAAAACGGCAATACTGGTGCTCGCCTCGAAGCTTTTCAGCACCACGGGCCGCGTAGCTGCAAATAGCCTGCCGCATTTGCTCATAGTCAGTAATGCGTTCGCCAAAAGATCGGCTGCATACAATTTCCTGCTTTACCGGGGCGAACTCCTCCAGATCCAGACATGGCTCGCCGCGCAGCTCCCGGACGGTTCGCTCCAGCACAACGTTAAAGTGTTTTCGGATAATCCACGTACTCTGCTCTGAAAGGTCCAGTGCGGTTTTGATGCCCATAGCGTTCAGCTTCTTGCTGATGCGCCGGCCAACTCCCCAGACATCCTCCACAGGAACAAGCGCCAGTAGCCTGCGCTGCCGGTCGACGTTTGAGAGGTCAACCACCCCACCAGTCTGCCGTTGCCATTTTTTCGCAGCATGGTTAGCCAGCTTAGCCAGCGTCTTGGTCTGGGCTATGCCGACGCCGACTGTGAGATGTGTCCGCTGTAAAATAGTCGCGCGGATCTCTTTCCCGAACTCAGTCAGGTCACGGCAATTCCTTACGCCGGTAAGGTCGCAAAAGGCTTCGTCTATGCTGTAAATTTCCACACGCGGGCTCATTTCTTCCAGCGTGGTCATTACCCGGCTGGACATGTCTGCGTACAGCTCGTAGTTGCTGCTGAAGCAAACAACACCAGCGCGCCGGAACAATTCCTTCTGCTTGAAGAACGGCTCACCCATCGCTATCCCGACTGCCTTTGCTTCTGTGCTACGCGCTATTACGCAGCCGTCATTATTCGAAAGAACAACCACCGGCCGACCACGCAGGTCTGGTCTGAATACCGTCTCGCAACTTGCATAAAATGAGTTCACATCGACCAGGGCAAACATCACATCACCGGATTGTCGTCTGTGAACGCCGCAGCGCCATTGATAAAAAAGGTCACAACTCCCATGACATCGACTTCATCTAAAGCATCACCTTCTATGCATTCACCGTCTTCGGTGATGAGCGAACCGCCCATAACGACCGCGAATTGTAGTTGGCCGAACGCATGCACCAGCACGCGCGTTCCGTTGGTGGGCGGAAGATCAGGCTGAAAAAGCGCATAACCACCTGACGTTTCAACCAGGCATGAGTAGCGGTTAACCCCACATAACTGTTCAAGCCTGTATCGCTGAGCTTTTGCCTCCATAGCTCCTCCCAAAACAACTGTATTTATATACAGTATCGTCAAATATGAGAGTCGATCAAGTTGGACAGTGATGCTAAACTTCAGACCTTTCCGAATTCACTGATTTCTATAATGTTAAAGTTATTCGCCAAGTACACATCGATAGGTGTTATCAATACGCTCATTCATTGGGTAGTGTTCGCTGTTTGCATCTACGCATTCCATACAGGCCAGGCACTTGGCAACTTTGCCGGATTCGTTGTGGCTGTGTCTTTCAGCTTCTTTGCAAACGCCAGGTTCACGTTTAAGTCCTCGACTACCACTCTGCGCTACATGCTTTACGTAGGATTCATGGGCTCACTGAGCGCTGCTGTTGGTTGGGCTGCTGATAGGTCCGGAATGGCCCCGATCGTGACTCTCATTCTCTTCTCCGCCATCAGCCTAGTGTGCGGTTTTATTTATTCAAAGTTCATTGTCTTTAGGGATGCGAAATGAAAATTTCTCTGGTCGTTCCCGTCTTCAACGAAGAAGACGCGATACCTATTTTTTATAAAACGGTTCGGGAATTTGAAGGGCTTCAGCAGCATGAAGTAGAGATAGTCTTCATCAATGACGGCAGTAAAGACGCGACAGAGTCAATTATCAACGCGCTCTCTATCGCTGACCCACTTGTGGTTCCACTGTCTTTCACACGCAACTTTGGCAAAGAGCCAGCTCTGTTCGCCGGACTAGATCACGCTACTGGTGAGGCAATTATCCCGATAGACGTAGACTTGCAGGACCCTATCGAAGTCATTCCTCACCTGATAGAGAAATGGCAGGCCGGGGCTGATATGGTTCTTGCTAAACGCTCTGACCGATCTACCGACAGCAGGTTAAAGCGTAAATCTGCCGAGTGGTTCTATAAGCTTCACAATAAAATCAGCAACCCGAAGATTGAAGAAAACGTTGGTGACTTCCGTCTCATGTCTCGTGAGGTTGTAGAAAATATTAAGCTTTTACCTGAGCGTAACCTTTTCATGAAAGGTGTCTTGTCATGGGTTGGTGGGCGCACTGATGTAGTCGAGTATGCCCGAGCCGAGCGCGTTGCTGGCAGCACGAAATTCAATGGATGGAAACTATGGAACCTTGCCCTTGAGGGCATTACAAGCTTCTCTACATTCCCGTTGCGCATGTGGACTTACATCGGCTTGTTCGTGGCCGGTGCAGCTTTCCTCTATGGTGCGTGGATGATTTTCGACACGTTGGTGTTCGGTAATGCTGTACGTGGTTATCCATCTTTACTTGTGTCTATTCTTTTCCTTGGCGGCATTCAGTTGATCGGGATTGGTGTTCTCGGAGAATACATAGGAAGGATTTACGTAGAGGTTAAAAATAGACCGCGCTACGTCTTGAAGGGAAAAAGAAATGATTAACAATAGACATATTGCAATGTTATTTGCCGGACTGAGTATATTTAGCTTAATAGCTGTTATTATTACGTTTGTTGTGTGGAACAAGCCGGAAAAGTTATCTTTTGGCGTTGATGACATCGTTCTTAATGATGTCAAAGGTAATGTTGAGAAATGCAACATGAATGATTCTTTGCTTTATGCAAAAGGCTGGATATTCTCTACTAACAATTATAAAGGCGTGTACAAGGGAAACACATATGTCGCAATTAATGAAAATGGAACGCTTTACAAGGTAAAAACTGTTAGAGAGGACAGGCCTGACGTTACTACGTACTTTAAGGAAAAAAAGAAAAAGTATGACTTAAGCGGATATTCTGCTTCATCACGATTCGGATTGTTTGGCGTTGAACCATCGCGCGAAATTTTTATTATCACAGAGCACGAAGGTGTTATTAGAGGCATGAAATATGCTTGTAAATAATCGAAACAGCTTAAATTCAATATCGTTTTTGACTATAGCAATATGTTTGATTTATGTTTTTTCTTCTGTTGTTTTTAAGGATATCACTGATGATCACTTCTTTTCGACAGCGTTAAGCAAGTATTCGATTTTTGAAATACTTAAAATAAGATATGACACATGGAGTGGAAGAATTCTGATAGAAGCGTTCTTGATGAAAACCATCAACGTTCATCTGTTCCCTCAAATTGCCATATCTCTTTCATGTATTTTACTTGCATTCTCTGTATCGAAACTGGCAAGCATTGATGGACGGGTGACAATACCGTTCATTGCATTGTCTATGCTCTTGTTTTTATCTGACTTCCACACTAACAGGCAAGCAACTCTGTGGATTACTGGAGCTTATAACTATATAATTCCAATTTCTATTGGAGTGTATGCCGTGACAATTTATCTTGATATGGATCAGTCCATTTTTAAGAAGTTGTCTTCATGTGTACTGATTTTTCTTGCCAGCAATAATGAGCAATTCGCTGTTACCGCCATAATAGCAACTGCCGTTATCATGATTGTTAAATTCAAAGCAAAGGGGTTAACAGCTTATGATGCTGCGTTCACTGTATCTCTGCTCTGCGGTGGCGCAATTGTCTTGGCTGCGCCTGGTAACGTTGTGCGTCTCCATTCAGAAATAATCAACTGGATGCCGGACTTCGAAAACTATGGAGTTCTGTACAAGTTGTCAGTAGGTGTTGATAGAATTTCAAATCAAGTTAACTTCGAAGATAATTTTCTTTTCATTGCATGCTGCTTTGCTTCACTCTCATATCTGTTACTAAGGGAAGAACAAAGCATAGCGGTTAAATCCATGGCTCTGGTATTTACTTTAAAAATAGTTACCTTTCTACTATTGTTCTATCCATCAACACATATAAGTGAATTATTGCGTTCTGATAATTATATTAAGCCCTCATCTTGGGGGCATGCATCAGTATACTTAAATTACCTTATAAACCTTGTTTCGTTATCATCCATTTTAATTACATGTTTGATGGCTTCAAGCTCGAAAAAAGAAGCAACAAAAATAAGCGTTATCTTAGTTTGCGGAGTCCTTTCCGCGCTAATGATTGGTTTCTCTCCTACAGCTTACGCAAGTGGAACCAGAGTTATGTTCTTGTTCGATATAAGCATCGCTGTTGCTACAGTATTCATGATAAGGAATATCTTTAGCCGACCGCCAGCCATCGGTTGTGGCTCAAGACCCAATTCCCTATAGCGTTGATATACGTCGCTGTGACTCTTGTTGTTTTTATGACCGCGGTATTTGCTGCGGTCATATCAAGAGGGAGACCTGCAAATGTGACGTTAGTTAAATTGGCACCTCTAACAATTATATCAATGGTCATTCCGTTGTAAGTACTTCCAGAAACAGAGATGTTGTCATTATTAACAACATTGACATAAAAAATATTATTCCCTGACCGAAGGTTAATGCTTGCAGGGAGGACAACACTTGCTACTCGACCAGTTGCGCGGTTAACGATAGCACCGGTTACAACGCCGAGTGAAGATATACCTGTATCGCGGTGATAGTCTATGTAGCAATCTGTGTTGCTTGTATCTATATCGTAATATCCAGTTGAGCGAGATCCTCTTAACTGTGTATCTCTAATTACACAGCCAACTGTATTCCTTGCGCCGACGCAGGCCGCACCCAGCTCTGTAGAATGATGAGTGCCATCAACTACAGCACCTTTTGACCCGGACAAACGAACATCATTTATTTTGTTTCCTTCAAAATAAACGTTGTTCCCAATCATCGTACCGTACGCACCATTATCAAGGATTCCATAACGCTCACTGTTTTGAATGAACCCTGAACCGATCATGATTGAGAACGTACTGAACGTTGTAGTTCCGTTGCCTTCGCTGCCATCTTTCGTGCTTCGAATCAGGATCCTGTAGTCAGGTAAAGCGCCTGATGGGTCTGCACTATACATGTTATAGTTGTCGAGAAGACAGGCATTTGCTCCATCTTCGTACACGCAGCAAAGTGAACCAGAACCACCATTTAGTATTTCGAGGCCATCATTTTTAAATCCATAACACAATGTGCTAACAAGTACGCCAGTGCAACTAGCACCCAATCCCATATCAATCCAGGAGTTAAAAATGCCACTATTGTTCCTGCATCTAACAAACTTAGCGCCAGTGACTCCTGTCTTGTTGTTAAATGACAGCCTGAACCCGAATATTTTCAGGTTTCTGACATAGCCTGTTAACGTTATTGATGGATCTGCATTCAACATTATTATGTTATTTGCATTGGCAACCAGCTTAGCCTTGGGGTGGAAGTATATTCTGGTATTCTCATAAAGGTTATAACCAGTATTAAGAACATAATCTGTAGTTAGTCCATCCTCAGTAACATCAAAATAAATATTACCTCCAGCCTGGAGCGCGGACTGTATATCTGCCTGAGACATTGTTGGGAGTAATCGCACACCCAAAAAAACCTTTTTCTTTGGTGCATAATCTTCCCATACACTGCCCCCACCCCATGAGCTACCTATATGTTTGTCGCCACCAGGCGCTGCTAACATAGCTCGTAGAGTAGAGTCACCTACGCTCAACCATGCCCCCACGCCAGTTCCGCCAGACGTAGACGGAGTTGAACCAGACGGGACAGTCTTAGGTAAAACACCGTCCCAACGGTAGTATGCACCATCTGTAGTATCTTTAAGAATTTGGTTAGGCAAAGTTAACGTAGCGCCATCCTGGAAGGTTCCTACAGGTATCCATCCATACTGGGCAATAGCCTGTTGCGCCAGCCAACGCAGGCCTTCTATGGTGTAATGAGCATTGCCAAAGCGATCGATGTATTGCAGCGTTAAAGACGTAACGAATTCGTCAATTTTCCCCGCGTTATACTTCAGGTCGCGATAAGATT